GTGCGGACTGTGCTTGCCCAGTCCTGAATCCGGACCCCCCGTCGTTGAAGACGACCTTCTCAACCTTGTCGTAGGTCGCGTTGTTGATCGTCGCCTGGATGCCGAAGGCTCCCTCAAAGTTCTGCGCGACGGATTCCACGCTCTCGATGACCCCCGCCTCGCGCATCCGCTGGAGTTGGTTATCTAACGAGATGTTCTGAACTGTCGGGTTGCGTCCGAAGTGGAAATACGACGGGTTGCCGCTGCCATCGGTGTCTTTGACGGAGCCCTTGAACGTGTCCTCAAGCCCGAACAGCAGCGTCCCGCTGCCGGCCCCAGTCATCTATCGATACCTCCGGTCGGTGACGGGGCTGACCCCGTCGTGTGGTTGTGAATCATGCTGAGTGGTGTGCTAAAGTCGGTCTGCTACGGCAGGCTCTCGTATCCGCGGAATAGCAGGTCGAAATCGTAGCGGTAATAGTCGCCGAAGGGTGCCGAATCCGGTGTCTGGTTTGCGATGCGGACGTCTGTATAGTCCGTATCAGCGTCGCCGGCGTCGGGGAACGTCCGGTCCCGAAGGATTGTTTTGCGAATCTCGCGGACCAACTCATCCCACGGGACTGGGTCGTTGGCCGTCGCTGGCGGCAGGCTTGCGTCGAGGTCAACCTTGCCGAACTCCGACTCGTGCATTCCAACGATGCGGATGCCGACGACCGCCTCGATTTGGTGGTCGTACTCGGTTCCGATGGGCGTGGGGTCCCGGTCGGCGAGCGTTGCCCCGACGAAATTCGTGTCCTGCAAGTCGCCCGAAAGACGCCGGACGCCTTTATCCAACAGTTGCGACTCGTCGCGGTCGACCCGTTCGAGTGGGATGTCGCCGTAGCTGCCCGCTTGCCAGTTGGTCTTGATGGCCGACAGCGTCCAGTCTACTTCGGGATGGGTCATGATGTGGTTTCGAGAACTCTCCGTAGGTCGTTCAGCGCATCTCGGATTGCCCTACTCTCTGGGATACCACGCACCTCAACTTCTGGGAGGAATACCTGCCACCCTGATTGGAACTGGCCGCTTGTATCGCGAGCTTGGTCAAATTCCTCGCGAACCCACTCTGGTGGGTCGTCGCCGCGTTTCGGGTTATCTCCCCAGACGAATGATAAGAGTGGGTCTCCTTCTATCGTATGTGGTGGGGTGCCGAACTCCCATCGCGACATCTGCTCAGACTCCCATCCGACACGGACCGTGAGTTTGCCGTTTGTCCGTGTCACTTCCGGAACTTGGACGCTTTCTATCGTCTCCTCCACGTCATATCCGTGCTTGGCTGCGTAACTGCGGAGGTTTCGGTGGACGGCTTCGACGAACCCTGCAACCAGGTTGTCAAATTCCCCTATCAACTGTTGCTCGACATCGTCCAACAGTGCGGCCTCCAACTCCTGCTCGAAGTCGCTGTCCAGCCTCATGCCTGCCCTCCGCGGAGGTCCCGCCAGGCGCGGACGTTCTCGGGGCCGACGACGTAGATGACCGTCGCACCCCAGCCGACGGTGAAGGCTGCGAGCAGGACGCCATCGACGCCGACGCCGTCGACCAGGACCCACGTCGGGAATCCCAGGCCGTAGACCAGCGCCCAGATCGTCGACAGCCAGCGCCAGCGGTAGTCCGTCTCGGTCGTCCCCACGCCGGTTCCCTGGTCTTCGGCATCGTCGACGTCATCGGTGTCGGTGCTGGTCGTCATCCGTCGCTCTCCAGGCCTTCTACTTCGAGGAGCTCTCGCGCTTGCTCGCGCAACTCCTCGGCTTTCGTCTCGATGTTGTACAGCGTGGTGTTCTCCGGGATCTCGATGACGGCCTCCTCGACGAGTTCGGCAGCGGCGCGGTTCGCGACCGCCCGGCGGACCGTCCTCGGGATGCCCTCGCGGCCGTAGTCGAAGTCGACGTACACGGCCTTCGAGAGCGAGGCGATCTCGTCGTCCATTGCGTGGATGTCCAGGTACAGCTCCGAGACGCCGCCGCTGTTGCGTCGGACCCAGTAGTCCTCGCCACGGTGCTGGAGCCCGACGCCACCGCTGTAGTCGTCGCTGTCGACCCAGTCGTCGTACACCCCGTCGCTGTTGATGACGAGCAACTGGTCAAGCGCCTGGACGTCTTTGCGCTCCAGCGTGATCTGTGTGTATGCCGGGACGCTGTCGTCGACCGGCGGCTCCAGCGCGTCCTCGTCACCGATTGCGATGCGGATGCTCCGCTTCGGCTCTTCCCGCGACTTCCGCCAGCGGGTCGACCGCGGGTCCGACTCCAGGAGCGCGTCGCTGTTGGCCTTCGAGCGATACCGTCCCCGTTCGTCGGCGCCGTGAACCATCGCTCCCCAGCGCGAGAGGTCGTGCTCGTCGTTGCGAGTCTTTGTGTCCTGCGGGATGTCGAGGGCGTTGGTGGCCAGGTCGTCGAGGATGTCGTCGCCAGTGGTCGCGTAGAAGTGCCGGTCGAGGGTCTTTTCGAGCCATCGAGTCTGCGGCGCGATGGCGTCGACGGCGATGTCGGCATCCTGCTTGACGTCGCCGGGGAGACCGGCCTTCCGCAGGGCTCGCCGGACATCGTTGAGTGTGCAGTACCCCACGTCAGTCATGCGTTAGTCCTCCAGGGCCTCGATCCGGGCGTCGATTGCGTCCGTTGCTCCAGTGCGATTCTGATCGTGCTCCTCGAGCTCGCGGATCGCCGTCAGTTCGTCGACGTCGTCGACGTCTTCGACCAGCTCCGCGATCTCGTCATTGGTGTGCTCGCTTGGGTCGACGGAGACAGCGTCCCGGACGACGTCGACGGCATCCCCGAAGTCGTCGTAGTGGAAGGGATCGGATTCCTGGTCATCCGTAGTGCTGCCGTCGACGCGCTCGAAGTCGCCGCGGCCGTCGCAGAGGTGCGCGGCTTTTTCCTCGCTAACCTCGATCTCGTCACCGAGTGTAATGCGCTTTCCAGCTGAGCGGATCACGACTCGCCCGCCACTGATCTTTCTAACTGTTGGCATATCTGGTCACCTCACACCGCCGTCGTGCTGACTGAAACGATCCCGGTGCCGGCCTCGTAGCCGCGGTATTCGTCAGCCGTGGTGTTGTACCAGATCTCGCCGCCTTCAAGATTGGCTGTGTCGGGATCGCTATCGAGGCGCTGGATGATGCGATTCTCCTCGTAGGCCTTGCGAACGCGGCTGTTAGTGGTCGTCATGGGTCACCTCAGACCGTCACCGTCGAGAGGCCAGTCGTCAGGACGCCGGCCTGCATCTCCTTGATCTGGAAGTCCATCTGTCCCTCCATCCAGTTCCGGGAGTGGAGGCGCTGCTCGTGGACCTTGTCGGTGTCCTGTGTCTGGTCGACTTCCATGTCCTCGAATAGCCCGAATGCGAGGTTCTCGGGATCGGTGAACATCATGTACTCGTCGGGCCAGCCGGGAATGCCGGCGAGGTCGTAGTCGAACGGCGTGATCTCATTGTCGCCGAAGATCACGGCCGAGCCGATAGGGTCCTCACGCTCCGTGAGGCTAAACGCGTACTGCTGGACCTGGTTCGGCGACGTCATCAGTATCCCGCTGAAGTCGTCGCTGTTGCGGTACCGGTCGTCCAGTGTCTGGATCGTCTGATTGAAGACGCCAGTATCCAGCGGCTGTGGGTTACCGTTGCCGTCGGTATTGTCGACCTCGGGCATGGAGTCCGCGTCTGCCGTGGCGGTGTCTTCGAGTCCGATCCGCGTACTATTGCCGCCGTCGTCGACAGATTGCGTGTCGCCCTCAGCTCGGGCGATCCAGCCGGTGAAGGTGTTGTCGAGTTCGGCCGCGCCGCCGATGCTCTGGAGGTTGCCGGACGACGCCGCAGCACGAATCCCGATCAGGCCGACGTCGTTGCCCCAGCGCTGGATGAACTGATCGACAATGTAGTCGCCGAACTCCTGCGGCCCGTAGTGCGTGTTCTTCAGCGCGTCGCGCTTGGGTTCGACGAGGATGTAGTACTGCCGGTCGGTCGCGTTGAACGTGACTTGCCCCGACTCGACGCCAGAGTTGCTGGTTCGCGAGCCTTCTTCATCACGCGTCGATCCCGAGAGCCGCGGGACGCCGAACTGCGGGACATCCTGTTCCAGGCGGTCGAGCGTCATCGTGTCGACCAACCCGAGGATGGTGATCTCTTTCTGCATCCGCTC